TTGATGCAATTGATCAGCTTGTTTGCCTGTTAATTTTGATATTACTTGTAATGATTTTGCATATCGTGCTGCTTCAGCGGCTTGATCTTGAGCACTTGTTTCCTCTAACATGAAACGTCTACGTTGCATCTGTGTCTGTTTGAGAGTAAACTCTATTGCTTCTTCAACACTGTAACCTAAGTTAACAAACTTTTCAATTAATTGATCTTGGAATAATGCTTGTCCTGCTTGAGCAATTCTTTTTTCACCTTCAGTGACACCACCTGCAAACCCTGCTAAAAGTTCACTATTTCTAGCTACCATTCCAGCAAATTGGTCTAAACTTAGTCCGCTATCTGCCGCTAGTTTTCTTAATTCAAATAATTGTCCACTTGCTCCGCCGCCTATTTTTGACAGTGTTCTAAACGTATCAGCAGTATCTTCAATATACTGCACTCCTGAATTTAAAGCACCTGCAAACTTGTTTACAATAGGAATACCTGATACTGCGTCGTTAAGTGATTTTGATAGATCACGGAATCCACCACCAACAGTACCTACTGTCTCAGCAAATTCTTTAGCACTTTTTCCTGCTTTTCCGCTACTGCTGAATCCGGTTCCGTCTGATCTAGCAGGAGTAGGCCCGCTGCCACTTTTTGCGGATATTATATCAGCTAATCTATTCAGCGATTTTTCATCAATTGTAACATCTGCCATTCTATTTTCAACCTAGGTTATATACGCACATTATAAATAGTTATAAGTACATTGTAATATAATGTATTTATGTGGAGAATTATATGAGCAGTTTTTTAGAAAACTATAAAAGACAGCCAAAAATTTATATTGATTTACCTAGCAAAGGAATCTACTATACACAAGGTAATGTAGTTCAAGATAATCAATTTACAAACATCCCTGTTTTTGGCATGAACACAATGGATGAAATCATGTTAAAAACACCAGATGCACTGTTTTCTGGTCAAGCAACAGTCAATATTATCAAGAGTTGTATACCAATTTTAACAAACCCTTGGGCTTTGGTAGGATTTGATATTGATTATGTTCTTATGGCAATACGTATTGCTTCTTATGGAGAACAAATGCCAATTACATCTAATTGTCCAACATGTTCTACAGAAAACGTAACTGAAATTGCTTTGAATTCAGTACTAGAAAATCTAGCATCTCACGAACCTACTAGAAATATTACGTTGAAAGAATTAACATTTAACTTGAGACCTTTAACCTACCAAGAATTTACTGAGTTTTCAAGAGAATCTTTCAGTATTGAAAAGCAGTTGATAAATTTAGAAAAAGCAGATTTATCTGACGAAGAAGCAACTAGGCAAAGACAAGCACTGTTTGATTTACGTGCTAAGTTGAATTTAAAAATTACACTTAGACATATTCAAACAATATCGGCTGGTGACAATGTAGAAAATAATTTAGAAACTATCGAAAAGTTTATAGTTGATAACGATACAGAGTTCTATAATGAACTATCTAAATCTGTCACACAGATTAATGATGCATGGTCTATTCCTAAATTCACTGTTAAGTGTGGAGGAGAAAACTGTGGCAACGAATACAAAACAGGACTCAGCGTGGATTACTCGAGTTTTTTCGGAACCAACTCATTCCGCTCGAGGAATCTGATATTATAAATCTATCCAAAGAATACGAAGCAACAGTAAAAAATCTAAAATATAATGCATACAAACTAGCATGGTACATGCGAGGAGCGTTTTCATATGAAAACGTAATGTATCACATATCATCTGAAGATAAAGAAATAATGAATAAAATTGCTGAAGAAAATATAGAAACTACTTCTAAGACGAAGTTGCCATTTGTTTAGATTTAGCTTTTTTCTTTAGGATTTTGTAAGCCTTCATAAACTTAGGATCAGATTTTGCATCGCTCTTAGCAGCTGATAACGCACCAGCATCTTCTGATTCTACTATTGTATTTTTATAACTGAAATCATGACCTTCTGGACAATATGATCCTACCACAAATTCCATATATTTTTTCATTGCTTCTGAATTAAAAAATCTGTTAGACAAGTAACTACCTACAAAATTCCACGCAGCTGTCTTCTTAGCAAGGTATTCTATCATGTAGATAGCAGCAGATGATAATCCAACAGTGATCACAAAATTAAGAATAGCAACTATCCAGCCAGCGCCAGGCACTATTGCTACTAGTCCTACCAATGCTCCTAGTTTTCTTAATTTATTAATATTACTTACTGCCGCTAGTAGTAATGCTATCATACCACCGCTTATAACAGACCCCATCTGTAGTCTATAAGTGTCCATATCTGCAACATGTTTTTGACTGTCAGCTCTGCTATTTCCTACAGCAGGATTGTCATTGACATCATAACTGCAACCGTTAGCCCAATAGCTGAGTGCAAATTTTTCTAGTATTTCGGCAAGTTGCACCACCGTAACAATTTTTAAAATAGCTAACCATCTAGTGCCTCTAAAAATTTTAAACAAACCTTCTTTAACACGACCTCCTAACTTAGGTGTTTCAATTGAAGGTTTTCCTTTCGCAAAAATACCACTGGATTTCTTATATGCTCCGCCTATTTCCTTTTTTGCTGCTTTGGATAATGCTTTTGAAGGATCTTTTGTAAGTGCTAATAGTCTTGTCTTGTTTAGTGCAGTATTTTTTGCTATTTGTCTTTTTGTAAAAGTTTTACCTTTAACTGTAACTTTGCCAGTTCTGGCCATTTGCCTTACTTGCCCTCTAGTAAGTTTATCACGTGTAGGAATACTTGCATCGTATTTTACAGGAACTTTTGTCTTTTTAGCAGATGTATTTGAAGAACTAGTACTAGTTTTAGTGTTTTTTGTAGTTTTGTTATTAGATGTATTTGAAGAACTAGTACTAGTTTTAGTGTTTTTTGTAGTTTTGTTATTAGATGATGATTTATAACTTGATTTTTTTAATTTATCTCGAGCTTCTTCAGCCTCGCCAGCTGTAGCAAATTTTCCTGTAGGTGCAAATTCTTTTTTAGTTGTATCCCAGATACGCCAACCATCACCATCTGCTTTAATATCAAGAGTTTCTAGTAATTCATAAACTTTCATTTTTTGCTATCCTAAATGTGTTAGCTACGCTAACACAAGTTTTCGCTAACGCTCAAACTATTTATTTGTCTTATATGTATTTATATTAAGTGCGAAGCACTTACGTTTCATGTAGATTGTTCAGTCAGACGGAACCTACTAGCGGTTCCATCTACCTCAAGCTTCATGTGAGTTCGCACAGCCGAGATCGGAAGTAGGTGTTTTACTTGCTCCATGGGCTCTGACCTTTCCCAACCTACGTCGACATCTAATACATAAAACTTGCAGAATATGCAAGTATCCTGTATTATACCTCCAGCTTCGTTCCTTTGCAAGGAGTTTTTAGGAGCAACAGATAAATGGACTCGCTAGATTCTGAACATGAGTGTGCATGTCCTCAAAGCGGATCGAGCTACCCCGATCAAACACTGTCCTTATATTGCCTTTAAATGTTCTTTAAGAATTTTGGAACCGCCGACCCTTACATTAATAATTCCGTTATAATACTCATCAGTCTCTAGCACTCTACGGTCGAACTGTTCCTTAGCCTCTAAATAGCTCATTACGCCTCTGCTTGGACACATATGTAAAATTTCTCTTGTGAATTGTTGTACACCTAATTTTTTTACATCTGCTAGTAAATGATCTGAGGAGCCCCAGTAATCTTTCCAGTCGCTTTCTTTGTATCCACGCCTTTTGTTTTTTTTGCCTTTTAGTGGTGGCTTTGTGGTTTTAAATTTAGCTAGTTTCTTGCCTACGTATTTTTTATTATTTGTAAGATTTGTTATCAAGTACACAAACCCTTCAACGCCTTGTGGTAATTCGTCTACGGGTTTTCCTTGATAAGTCCATTGCATATGGATACTTACCGTTGCCTAATTGTTGCCTTGGTCTTTCTTGGCTTTATGTTTGTTGTGTATTTCTTCCATGCGTATTTTAGCTAGAGTACGTATTTCTCGCAACCATTTTCTGGCAGCACCGTGTGTACGCACACTGTTTCTTGCTTCAAACGCTTCGCTTGCCTTGAAGTATTCTAAATATGCCTTTGTTAATAAATCATGTGTATCGTCTTTTATATCACTCATTTTCTACAACCGATTTAGGTTTGTCTATTGGCATTCCTGCTCTGTCAAACCATCTGTTATCATCAGTAACATAACAATACGATCTAAAATTGTTTCCGTCAAGACCTTTTTTTGTAAGTGCCTTTTTAGTGATACTGCCTTTGTATACACTGAAGTCTTTTTGCACTAAACGCAAACTTCCGTTCAAGTTTCCGTACAGTCTGTCAATAGGAGTACCACCAGGACCTACGCAATTTGATACTACTGTGTCACTCATTCTACTATCTCCACATCATTTTCGTAACTTGTAAAGCCGTTTTCTTTAACAACTTTCAAAACATGATTAACACGACCGACTAATTCATCTTTATGTGAAATCAAAAATACGTTTTTGTGTCTTTCTCTACCCATTTTTTTAATTACAGCAAGTGAATTTTCAACACCACTAGTATCCATTCCGCTGTCAATAAGTTCATCAATAAACAACAAGTTGATATTTTGATATAAACTTTCCCAAACATCACGGAATGCAAAACTCATTCCAAGAATTAATCTATTTCTTTCACCTCTACTCAAATTGTCAAAGTCTAAATCTTGACCAAGTTGTGTAATCTCAACAGTCAAGTCATTTAAAAATACAACTTGATGTGGCAAGCCTAATTTGTCCAAATAATATGTTAACCTATTATTCAAGTATGCTAAATTTTGATCAATAATTTTTTTACGTATGAAAGAATCTTTGTTTGTTAATAGTTTCAATAAAAATTCTTGATGATCTTTAAAATCAGTAAGCGAATTCATTGTATCCCAACTTACTTCTTGCATTGCAGTATTTTGTAAATCATTAATTTGTGTTTGATAAGGATCAATCTCATCATTTTTATTTTGCAATGACTGTTTTAGACTGTCAACATTTTGTCTATGTTCGTACGCTTCCTTTGCAGTTTCGTAAAACGTATTTGGTCTTCCGTTGATATCACCAATTTCATCTAATCCTTTTATTACATCTTGTAGTTTATCACTTACTTCTGTTTGATATGCTTTTGCATCTTCAAGTTCTTTTTGTTTTCGTGATTCAAGTTCTACTTTTTTGTCATCATGTAGTGCTTGTCCACATGTATAACAAGTAGCATCATCTAAATTTGCGATATCTTTTTCTGCTTTTTCTACAGACTTGTCTGCACGTAATAATGCACTCTCTAACGTGCTTTTTTCTTTGTTAAGAGCCGTAATAGCATTGTTTAGCTCAGTCCAATTTTGTAATTTTTCATGTGCATCTAGCTCTGCATCAATGTCTAAGTGTTCTAATTCGTCAATTGATTTGCTTAGTTTTTCTATGTCTTGACTCTTTTTTGCAATCCAAGCTCTTTGTGTACGTTCTAATCCTTCAATAGTACCTTGTATTTTTTCGTTTGAACTTTGTATAGCACTAATTTTTGCATTTTCTTCTGTGATAGCATCTTTAGTTTGCTTGATCTGTTCTTTTAACAGTTCTGCTTTTTCAGAAAGAATGGTAATACCTAACAGTTGTTCTATAATAGCACGTTGATCATTTGTTCGCATACTTAAGAAAGGCTCAGTATAAGTGTTCAGTGCAACAACATGTTTGAACATGTCATGACTCATACCAAGTAAAGTATTAATATACTCTTGTGTTTTCCTGCTATCACCTTGACTTTCATCTACCATTTCTTGTTCTTCATTATTAATAAAAAACTTCATAATGTTAGGTGAACGACCTCTTTCAATTCTATAATCTATACCACCCTTTTCAAAATGCAGTGTAACTAACATGCCTTTTGAATTAGTTTTGTTTATAAGATTGTTTCTTTTTATATTTGTTAATGCATTTCCGTACAGTGCATAAGACAACGCATTAATAATTGTTGTCTTTCCTGTACCATTTCTAGATCCTGCATCGTCTCCGCCTTGATCTAAGTTTTCTCCAAGTACAAGTGTAAGTTGTTCTTTGTTAAAATCAACTGCTTGGGTTTGATTACCCACACTCATAAAATTTTTAACTGTTAAATCTTTTATTTTAATCATTAAAGTTCGTTATAGATATCAAGCAACATTTTTTTATTGAAGCTGTCGCTATCAATTGCTGATATCTCCTTTGCTACTATTTCATCTACACTTTCAAACTGACTTATGTCAAGTTCTGTTGAAATTTCTTCTATTTGTTTTTGTGGTATAAGTGTTATTTCTCTACATTTGTGATTGTTAATGTAAGTTTCTTTAATAAACTGTGCCTCCTCATATGATATAGGCAAGTCTAATGTAACACGCAAGTACATATTAGGTTTGATAATGTCAGATTGTGGATCAAGCAGTTTGCTTAAAGTTGTTGTTCTATACTTAGGACACTCTGGCCAGTCTAAATATTGTGGCTCTAAGTTATTTTCTCTATCAAGTATCATCATGCCTCGTCCGTCATCCCATGCATCAGCATAGTTGTGTGGAAAAGCATTACCGATATAGTGTATTTTTCCTTGTTTTTGTCGTTTATGGAAATGTCCTGAAAACACATATTCTTGATTTACAAAATGTTCAGCCCGTAAATCTCCGTGCTCTGGCATTTGTACCATAGCATTCATGTAAAAGTGCGGAAGTTCAAAATGACCAAACATGTACTTGGCAGTACATTTTTGTATTTTTTTCCATTCGTCACCTACTAACCAAGGAACAAGTGCAACATCTTCAATTTCTGTAAATCCGTCAACTACAGTTATACCTGGAATATGTCTTGCAAACTCTGTTGAACTTACATCACGCTTGTCTTTGTAGTAAAGATCGTGATTACCGACAAACATATAAAATTTGTCAAACGCTTGTCCTAGTTTTTCTAAACAACGTATAGTGCTATCCATAGTTGTTAAATTTAAACTACTGCGATTGTGATGCCAATCGCCACAAAAAATTCCTGTTTCACAGTTATTTTCTTTAGCTTGATTAATGTACCAATCAACAAATGCTTCACAATCATCATTGTGAATTTTGCTGTTTCCTTTCAAGCCAAAGTGGATATCCGTGAACACCGCCGCTTTCTTAAACAAAATACATACCTTTCTTTAGTCTATTATATGTTATTTTTAGATAAAAGTCAACTGCTATTTTGCTGACGAAGTTCTCTTTCTCTTTTTTGTTGGTTTTCCCACTCTCCTTGGGCTTGTCTAGTGTAACTTGGGTTCATATGATTCATTTCTAAGATATCATCTCTGATATTTTGATTACGTTTTTCTAAATTTATCACCCTTACAAAGCTGTTTGTTACTGCCGCTGTGTAGTAAGCAAAAGGATTTTGTGATTTAGATTCATCAAATTGAAGCCCGATTTGAGCAAGCTGAAGTATTGCTTGTCCTTTCATTTCGTCATTGTATGTGTATCCACGTACATTGCCTCTAGTAGCATATCTTTCACACAACTTAATCCACATCATAGCTAGTTTGTCTGTAGCTTTTCCGTGCACCATATTGAAATAACCGTTTTCCATACCGCCTTCCCAGTGGCTTTTTCCTATACACACTAGTTCATCATTTTCATTAAATTTATAATGTTGAAAAGGTGGAAAATTTAGTTTTACTCTTGTATCTGCTACTGTTTTAGGATTTTTCTTACGACCAGGTTCTTCTGGAATATGATCAAATGTCATTATTCTAAATACTAAATCGTATTTGTCAATTTTTTTG